ATTTAAACAATTAATTAATAATATGAGGGATCATGCTGATTCACAACATCCAAAAGAATGTTGTGGAATTATTACAACTGATTTTAAGTATGTTCCGTATGATAATATAGCACCGGACCCAGAAAATTATTTTGTATTAGATCCTATTGCTTTTGTAGATCATCCTGATGATTGTTGGGCTATATTTCATTCTCATCCTGACCAAGATAATCCTTTACCAAGTGAAAACGATATTGAAAGTACTTCTTTTGAAGAATATAAATTTATTGTTGGTTGGAAAGAAAAATTTTATTTATACTGGTATGATAATAATATAGAATCATTAAAATTTAAAAAATTTACTGAGGATTATTTACGTGCAGAATATAACTCTTAAATTCCATCCTACAATCCAAAAATATACTAATGGAGTAACTGAGCATACAGTCAAAATTAATGACTTAGTAGATTTGCGTAATTCATTAGAATATCTATTTCCACAATTAGGCATTCACATAAAACGTATTAGTTGTGGATTAAATTCTCGTGAAAATATTGCTTTAGTTAATAAAAATAAAAGAGTTTTGGGTAGAGATGACTATTTAATAGGGAAACTAAGAAATACTGACACTTATTTTCATGTAGTTCCTTTATTTGTAGGTGGTGGGGGTAAAGGTGGTAGTAGTCAACTTTTACTTGGAGCTGCTTTAATTGGGTTATCTTTTATGTTACCTGGAGCAGGTGGTTTGGCTACTTCTGGTTTTTTATCTACTATTAGTTTACAAGGAATTGTACTGAAAATGGGTATTAGTATGGTTTTGAGTGGGGTAATGGGTATGTTGATGAAAACTCCTACTCCAGCTGTTCAAGGCGCTCAAACCACAGATTCAGAAGCTCGAATTGATAATAAAATTTTTCAAGGATTACAAAATACTACGCAATCTAATACCCCAGTTCCTATGATTTATGGAAGAACTCGTGTCGGTGGTCAATTTATAAGTGGAGAAATTTTGAGTATTCAGCATGGACGAAATGAAAGTATAAAAGTTTCAGCGTTATTTCCTCCAGGAGCTAACTAGATGTCACAAGATGTAACTCTTAAATTCCATCCCACAATACAAAAATATACTAAGGGAGTCAATGAACATACTGTTAATGTAAACGATTTTGTGGATATTAAAAATTGTTTAGAATCTTTATTCCCCGCTCTAGGAATTCATATAAGACGTATTAGAGGGGGTGCTAATAGACGAGAAAATTTAGCTCTAGTTAATAAAGATAAACGAGTTATTAGAACAGAAGATTATTTTCTTAATCGTTTAGATAAAAAAGATACTGAATTTTATGTAGTTCCTCTATTTATAGGTGGCGGTGGTGGAGGAATGGGACAAATTATTCTTGGAGTTGCTTTAGTAGCCTTAGTTGTATTTACTGGAGGAGCTGCAGCTCCCGTATTAATGGGAGGTCCGGGAATTGCAGCAGTAGCTGTGGGTGGTTCTACTTTAGGAGTGATTGGCGGTATAACTGTAGGTAGTATGCTAATGCAAATGGGAGTTAGTATGATTATAAGCGGGGTAATGGCAATGATGATGAAACCTCCAAAACTTGCTGTTCAAGGCTCTCAAACTACAGATTCAGAAGCCAGAGCAGATAATAAAATTTTTGCAGGATTACAAAATACTACAAATTCTAATGTTCCAGTTCCTATGATTTATGGAAGAACCCGTATAGGAGGACAATTTATAAGCGGAGAAATTATGAGTATTCAGCATGGACGAAATGAATTTATAAAAGTTTCATCAATATTTCCTCCAGGAGCTAATTAAATGTCACAACGTCATATTACTACAATTAATGCAGCTCCAAATATTCATGGAGCTAAAGGAGGATGTTTTCCAGGAGACGCCTTAGTATTAACCCCTTCAGGAAGTACTCCTCTTAAAGATTGCCAAATTGGTGATAATGTTCTCTGTTATACCCCTGATGGAGAGGTACTAACTCGACCTATTACTGAAGTCTATACTCATGGTAAACAAGAAGTATTAGAATTTATTTTTGGAGTAGGACGTTTAATAGTTACTCCTAATCATTGGGTATTAAAATCAGATGGTCAATTTGCTTATGCTTCAGATTTTGAAAAAGGTGATTATTTACTTGATTTAAAAAATGAACCTCAAAAAATATTATCAATTCAACAATTACAATCAGAAATAGTATATACTTTAACTGTGAGAGATTATCATACTTTTTTTGTTAATGGATTTAGAGTTCATAATAAAGGAGGAGGAAAAGGTGGAGGATCTCCTGCTCCAGCACCTACTGAAGAACCAAATAATTTATTTTCTACAGATATTGTTTTAACTACTATTGCATTAGGTGAAGGACCTATATATCGTATTAATCCTATTGGCCCTCAAGATGTGGAATTAAACGAGGGAACTATAGATGATTTAATTAATTTAGATGGAGATGGGCTAGCTAATACGGATGTATTTAAAACACTGGAAAGAACTGGAACTCTTACTCAAACAGAAATGCCGATTTTTGGACAGCGTACAGTTGTTCCTCAATCGTTAGCAAGTGGTATTACTTTACGAAAAGGTAATGTTATAGGAGTTCCTAAATCTAAAATAACTCTCCAAAATACTAGTATAGATGACTTTACTTCTTTAACTTTTACTTTTATAATTACAAGTTTATTGAGAATGGATGATACTGGAAGTATTTTTAATTATAATATAAGTATAAATATTAAAGTATTTGATAGGACAGGAACTAATGTAGTAGCAACTTCTGAGGGAGCAACTAGTGGACTTACTAAAAACTTTAATAATAAAACTAATACACCTTTTCAATTTCAAATAACCTACCCTATTCCTAAAGAAGCTCAAAGTAAGGGAGGCTATAAATTTACTATTGAAAAGACTTCGGATGACTCGGATTCTTCTAAAATTCAAGATGTAATTTCTTTTCAAAATTGGTTAGAAGTTAAAGAAGAAAGAACAGCTTATCCTAGAACAGCTACGGTGGGTTATGCTTTATTAGCTCATAATGAGCATGTTGGAGGAGTTCCTACAGCTACTAGTGTTGTAAAAGGGTTACTAACAAGGGTTCCCTCTAATTATAATCAGCCGATTTTAGCTAATGGAGAAATAGATTGGAGGGAGTTAGAGTTACCTCTAACTGGTGTTAATAGTTATACTACAAACGGTTATCGATTACAGAGTGGTGGAACTGATACTGTGTATACTTCTGCTAATCCTCAAATTTATAAAGGAATTTGGGATGGAGCATTTGTTTTTTCATGGACTCAAAATCCTGCATGGATAATTTATGATTTATTAGTTAATAACGCTTATGGATTAGGAATTCCACAAGAAAATATTGATAAATTTCAATTTTATAAAATTTCTCAATATTGTGATGGAGTAAATGCCGCTAATGGAAAATGGTATGGAGTAGATGGTTTTTCTGATGGAAGTTATAGAAGTAAACCTCGCGGTTCGTTTGGAACAGTTAGGGAAACATTATTAGGAATTAATGAAGGTATTGCTGTAAAAGAACGTCGATTTATTTTAGATTTATTGTTAAGTGATCAACAACAAGCATTTGATTTATTAAATCAAATTTGTGGAACTCTAAGATCAATTATTATTTATAGTGGTGGAAAATTATCTCTTCAAATTGATATGCCTGATGAAGTTCCGATTATGCTTTTTAATGAAACTAATATGAAACCTGATAGTGTTACTATTAGTGGTATTAGCGAAAGTGATATTATTACTGGAGTAGATATAAATTATATTAATCCTAGTAATCATTATAAAAGAGAAACAATGAGAGTCGATGACCCCACTTCTGTTTCTGAGTTAAATCAAATTGAAAATATTCAGAGTATTGAATTACCCGGAGTAACGCGTAGAAGTCAAGCTATGAGATATGCTCAGTATTTAATTGCGGCAAGTAAATTTATTAGAAGAAAAATAGGATTTGAAACAGATTCTTCAGCTTTAACTTTAGCCCCAGGAGATTTAATTGCTGTTCAACAAAGAATAATAGGTACGGCTTATGGATTTGGAGGAAGAGTAAGTGGAAATAGTGCTTTAAGAGGTTCCAGTAGCACACAGCCAACTAATCCTCTTCTTGCTACTAGTTACGCTAATGTCAGATTAGAGCATTTTACGGTTCCCTCCATTACTATGTCTACTTTTACAGCAAATACTTTACCAATGGGATTGAGAGTTTTTAATAATAGAACCGATAAGATTAGTTTATACATGTTATCTAATACAGCAGCTAATACCGTAGTAGGTGGAAGTGGTGATGCATCAGCTAATATAGTTTCAAATGTAGTAACAGGGTCTGATTTTATACAGGTTCGTGCTTTAAAGTATTATGATCTAAAAACTAAAACTTGGAATAGTAATTTTGCTTGGACTTCAAATACTATACCAGCAGTTGGTGATTCTTGGAATTTAGGAGAGATTAATCCTGATAATTTTTATCGTGATACTACTGATAAATTATTTAAGGTTGCAAATATTACGAGAGATGAAGAAGAAAAAGTTACTGTTACTGCTGCAGAATATGTTGCTAATGTCTTTATAGATTCAGATACCGCTATTAATTATACCCCAGTACGTTATATAGATACTTTTAGTCCTTTAGTACCTCCTCCTACACCTGATTTTAATTTAATACCCCAACCTCATAATCTTCCTGACGGTACTATAGTAACAGATATTGAAGTTTCTGACGCAACAAATGTAGCTGGATATCCAATTGCAATTAAAACAGTTTATGAATATGCTACTCCAAGTAGCTTATCTAATATTCTTAAGGTAAACCCATAATGGCACTTATTAAAGTTAAATTAGCTAATACAACTGCTTTTTCTAATAATTTTGCTTCTATTTTATTAGGAAAAAATGGTTTTCAAACTACGTTTGGAAGTATTCCGCTACTTGCAAATTCTGCTACTGTAGTTAATCAAACTCCAGATAGACCAAATGGAAATTTAAGATTTACTGTAGTTGGTTTTGATCAATTACATGATTATAATTTTAATAAACATATTTTAGCGGTTAATGATACTGCTTTTCAAGCAGCAAGTGGTTTTATAAAAGGTTTTGATTTTGTTACTATTCCTTTAGAAGATAAAACTACAGATATTTCTCCCGAAAATTTTGTAGGAGCACTTCCAACAAGTACTGAACTTAGTTATAATATTGCAACATATGATATATCTCAAAATTTTGTAGAAATTGTAAATGAACATGGTGGAGACCAGACTCTAGCTACTACTATTCCAACAGCTCCTTTTTATGTTACTTTTTCTCAATTAATTGATAAAGATCATTTAAGAGCGGCAACCACTAGTACTACAGCTGGATGGAGACCTAATACTGTTAAAGCCGGAAATGTTTATGTTGCTGGCTCTACTAGAACTTTAATTCTTGATAATAATGTTACAGGATTTACTGGAAGTAAGATTTTACCTCTTGGAACTAATGTTAAGGATAAGAATTTTATTAAATTTTATATTGATGGAATTTTAGTAACTAATTCTGATTATTCTTTTACAGCTGATAGTGATAATCTTAGTTTTGATTTTGACAGTGTTACTAACCCTCAAAGATCTCGGACTGAGGCTACTTATTATACTGTTCCTGCTATTGAAAAAGGTGATAATGTAACATTATTTACAGGAAATACTTATGGTGTGGCTAACGTAAGTTATGATCCTCATTTTCCTGAAGATTATAACGCAAAAATTACTGCTAATACTGTTTATCGTCTTACTTTGAGTACTCCTCTTAGAGCTAATGTTGGTGGAGCAACTTTAATTAATATTACAAATGATCCATTAGGATTTCTTGGAAATGTTATTCAAACTTCTAATACTCTAACTTTTGATTATAATGCTACCTCTCACCCAGGTAATTGGAATTTGGCTAATAATCAAATTTATCAATTAGCAAGTAGACTTGAATATGAACAGTATTTCTTTGGACAACCTTCTCGAAAAATTATTCCTAATGTTCCTATAGGTTTAAATGCTGTAAGAGCAAGAAATAAAAATTCTGCAGGAAGATTTAGCCCTTATACAAGTCAATCAGTTCTTATTAGACAGATACCAATTCAGAGAGTTCAAAATCTTACTATTACAGAAAGTTTATATCTTGATACTACAAGAGGTATTACTACTCGTGCAACCATTTCTTTTGATGTTATTGAAAATCAATCGGTAACTGACTATGAAATTTCTTATAGAATTTCTGGAAGTGCTCAACTTATCGGTAATGTTAATCAATTATTACCGTTAACTTCTTTTAATACAGTTAAAGTAAGTAAACAAGGAGCACAAGATAAAGAGATAAGGTTTACTTTACAAAACGTTGATCGAATAGTTCAAGGACAAATTACTCTCTTAGTTAGAGTTACTCCTTTAAATAAAGACGTTAGAGGTATTTCTCATGAAGTTAGTAAACAAATTATAGGTAAAACTGACCAACCTTCTAACGTATCAAGTTTTATTGTTGGACAAAATGATAATAATATAGTGATGAATTGGACTCTACCAGTAACGTCGGGAACTGATGGAGCACCTATTCTTCAAGATTTGGATTTAGAACATATTGAAATCAGAAGACTAACAGAGAAAATAGATGTAGATAGTCAGAGCGACTTGTCATCTGCATTTGGACGTGCTCGTGAAGTAGCCTTAGTATCTGCTCCTGCTACTAATGTAACTATTCCCGCACCTGATTATGAAATAGGTACTTATATAATTCGTACAGTAGATACAAGTAGAAATGCAAGTGCTGATTATGTTGGTTACCAATTTCAAGCTCGTCGCCCCCAATCACAAGATGTTTACAAAGCTTATAGTGAAAGTTCTCCTAATAAACCATTTGCTAATACTAAGTTGGGAGCAGCAGTTATAAATGCTAATTCTGCAGAGACTAATTTTCCGAGTGATACGGGAAATAGAGATGGTTTAGTATACGCGGATAGACTACTTAGAGGTGGTTCAACTACTGCTCAAACGCCCAGTACAAAAATAGATAATTCTAATGGAACAGCAAGTGGTTGGAGTGAAACTGGTGATGCTCATGATCGTGTTGCTTCTGGAGGAGCTGCTGAGTATGTAACTCAAATTCGAGATTTAGGAGCTAATGTAACAGGTAAAATTATAGTTTCTTTATCTTCTAATGTAGTTAGTTCAGATACTTGGGATAGTTCTCAAGGTATAGAGATAGTTTCGGCAACAAGTGATGTACATAAAGGACGACCCGGAATAAAATCAGCTAATGTCCTTATAGATAAAGCTATATCTGGAAGTATTGGAATCGGTGATTTTCTTAGTGATCATATTGTGGGTAGTGACGAAACATTAGCTTTTGATAATTTTATTACTCATACCTTAACTTCTAATGCAGCTGATCTATTAGGATCAGTTTCTACATTAAACGATGCTAGAGTATTTAGTGGAAATATTTACGCTATTTGGAATTCAGGTCAGCATGCTGGAGATATTGCTAATGCTAATTCTTTTGCGTTAATTGCAGGTAAAATAAATTCAGTGGCTATTGAATTAGGAAATGTCTATACTTCTCAAGTTGTTGCGGGAGTAGGTACTCGTTATCGTATAACAGCTAAT